CCGCATCTAAAAGAGGAGGCTGATAAGATTGCCGAAAATCCGAAAATCCTTATTATCCTGGTCTTGCTGTTTATTCTTATCGCTGGTGCCGGCGGCTGGCTTCTGTGCCGGCACTACGACAACCTGGAGCGGGGCGACCGTGACAATGTCCGTGCAACAGTACGAAACGCTCAAGAGCTCAATAGAGGCGCTAAAACGGAACTCGATCGAGCGCGAGAAGCTAATCAAGACGCAGCAGACGCAAATCAAAACGCTCAAAGAGCAGCTGACGATCTCGCAGACTCAACTGCAAAACTCTCGGGCCTCAATCGATCAGACGCAGACGCGATTGACGCAGCAGAGCGAGTCTTTAACGACGTTGAGCGAGCAAATCAATAAAGAAGCGCATAAAACAGCAACTGCAAAGAGACAGCGGGATACCTGGGCCGTCGTAGCCGGGGCACTGGCTGTCGGCTGCTTGACAAAATAATATCGTATTATGTAACAAGCCCTTGGTCACGATCGTGGCCGGGGGCTATTTTTTCTATTTTATACGTATAAAACTATTGACTTTATACGTATATGTGTTATAATATAATCAAGGGAAGGGAAAACAAGACCTTCCAAAATAAATCTTGAGAGCGCACCTCGTTAGAGGAAGTCGCCAAGGAGGAAAAGAACATGGCTACATACGAAGATATTAAATGCTTACCGTTGGTAAACGACGTAGATGAAAAGAAAGTTTCCGAAATCAAAAAATCCATCTTGGAAAATGGGTGGCAGGGAGCCCCGATTCTGTACACGAATCTGGGCCTTGTAACCGGAAGCCACCGTTTAGCGGCTCTCCAGGAAATCGAAGAATCCGGAGAGGATGATGATGTCTTATTTGAAGACGTCGCTGAAGACGTCACGGATATCATCAACGATTACTGTGAAAAAAATGATATGACTTGGGACGAACTCGATTTTTCCAGCCTGCGTGAAATCTTCACAGGCACTTGGGTGGAAGATTACAAAGACGAAATTCGAGAATGGTAATAGAGGCGGTCAGAAATGGCCGCCTTTTAAATAAGGAGGAATTAAAATGAAAAGAACGATTTACATGTCAGACCCATTGGTACGGCTTGCAGAAAAAACACGCGGAGACAGCCGCCGCACAAGCGGTTTTTCTCGTCGGCTAGGGGAGATTGTTGAAAGGTATCAGATTATGCTAGACCTGGACATGGGTAGCCTTCCGGATCTGACAGAAACAGAGCTAACAATCATGGGCGAAGTGCTGTGCGGAGCTGTCATCGACCGCCGCAAAATCCGTGGCCTGCATCTTGACGTGCTGGATGCAGCCGTCGGATCTGACGACGACCGGAAGCAGCTGTCGGGAAAAATCGAAGCATTGACAGCTGGTCAGCGCCTGGCACTCGTGGAAAGCCAATTCTTATGAGAATTAGTTGTATTTCCCTCTTGACATACAACTTTAGGTAGTGTATGATTACATCGTAAGGTAGTTAAAAACAAGGCAACAAGCTGAAAGGTGGTGGTAATATGATGAGAGAAAAGCTAATCAAATATAGAGGCGACCGCTCACAGGAAGAAATGGCTAAGAAGTATGGCGTTTCCCAACAGGCGTGGAGCAAATACGAAAACGGAACAGCGGTTCCAGCACCTAATATCATGCTTAGAATCGAAAAGGATTCCAAGATGAAAATGGAAGATATTTTTTTTGACGCATTTAAAACAACCTAATGTAGTTAAATAAAAAGAAAACAGTTGTTATACAACTTTTCTCATAAGGAGATTATACCAGAAAGGGGGCAGAACCATGAATGAAATTTTGAATATCAACAACGTTCACGGATACCTGGACAAGGAAACGGCCTATCTGAATGCCGAAGACGTGGCGCGAGGATTTGGATTTACTGAAAGTAAAAGCGGAGTTGAATACGTTAGATGGAGAACGATAAACCGCTATTTAAAAGAATTTGGTTTTTCGCAAGATGTTGCGAAAGATGATTTTCTCCCGGAAAACATGGTGTACCGGCTGGGATTCAAGGCCGGCAACGAAGTGGCTCAGAAGTTCCAAGCCGTTCTGGCTGATGAGGTTCTTCCGGCAATCAGAAAGACCGGCGGGTACATCGCTAACGCCGAAACAATGACGGATGCGGAAATTATGTCCAAGGCATTGCTGATAGCCAAACAGACGATAGACAATCGGGAACAGCGTATCCATTCATTGGAATTGGAAACGGAACGCATGAAGCCGAAAGAAATATTCGCCGACGCCGTCAGCTCTTCCATCTTGATTGGTGACTTAGCAAAAATCTTGCACGGCAACGGCATCAAGATAGGCCGCGGACGCTTATTCGCATGGATGCGCGAACACGGATTTCTCATCAAGCAGAAAGGTACGAGTTACAACATGCCGACACAGAGAGCAATGGAATTAGGATTGTTCCGGGTAAAGGAAGGCTCTTATGTTGATGGAAAAGGGAACAATATTATTACCAAAACGACAAAGGTCACTGGAAAAGGTCAACAGTATTTCATCAATAAGTTTCTGGCAGAAAAGAGCTGATAGCCATGAAACTATGTTACAGCTCCGAAGAACTGCAAGAGCTTTTCAAGTGTTCCCGGCAGACCATCTGCCGCATGGAAAGCGACGGCAGGCTGAAACGCCTGTACGGCCTCCCTGGCACCTTCTACCGGGCGGCGGACGTGCTGGCCCTTTGTGAATACGAAGAGCCAGCGCACGGGCCGCTGGAATGGGAAAGGCTCGAGGGCAAAATAAGGCCCTACCCGAAGAGAACAGAGCCTTGAAAGAAAAGTTGAATCGAATTTATGAGTTTTTGAGAGAGGCGGTGAAATTATGAAGGCCATTGAAATACGCGACCACATGCCGGAAAAGCGGCACGATCGCAAGCTCTTCAAGCGGATTGCCAGTGCCGTTGCCTTCACACTGGCCCTTGCCACGGCTTGTGGCATTGGCTGGTATGCAGGCGCGAAGCTGGCCTATGAGCAGAAGACGGCGGAAATCTCCAAAATACACTATGTCGAAGAAGGGGAAACCCTTTGGGACATAGCCGCCGGGCTGTCCAGTGATGAACAGGATATTCGCGAAGTCATTTATGACCTTGCGAAACTGAACAACATCGCGCCGGACGCTGATTTAAAAGTGGGTCAAAAAATCGTAATAGCAAAGTAGACCTTGCGACGGTTACGCAAGGCCTACGAGGCTAGATGCTTGGATATTTAGTTTATTGCCTTAATTATAAGACAGAAAGTTGAGGGTGTCAATGAGAGCAAGAGATATAGAAGATTGGGGACGCAAACCGTGGCCATTTGAAACTCATTACGAATTGCTAAGTCCCCTTTCACGCAGTGTATCCCACGAACTGGCAGATACCTGCATAAGGATTGGAACGTTATTAAAGGAAAAGTTTCCCGACAACGACGACATTATCTATGAAGCAGACGCGCTTATTTCAGCCGCGAAAACCCTTGAAGGGAACTGTTGCTTCCCGGAACTGACGGACGAATTATCCGACAACTTAAAGTTCCTTGACGTCCATATCGGGAACTTGAAGGAAATCAATGAAGTTGATTTATCTGACTTCATTGATGATTTGACAGAGGTATTGCAGGACGGTAAGGACGCCGTTTTGTTTGACCGTAGTCGTTGGTTCAACGACACAAAGAAAGGAGCCTAACCCATGGCAAACTTATATGAAATCAACAGTGCAATTCTGAATTGCGTAGAAGTCGAACCGGGGACGACGGTAAACATGGAAACCGGGGAAGTCATCGACCTGGAAAAACTTTCGCTTCTGAAAATGGAACGTAGCGAAAAAATCCGCAACATTGCCTTGTGGGTCAAGAATCTGAAAGCTGACGCGAAGGCCCTTAAAGAAGAAAAAGAAGCCTTCTATAAGCGACAGAAGGCAGCGGAAAACAAGGCCGCACAGCTGGAAAGCTACCTTGCCAACGTCCTCGACGGTGAAAAGGTCAAGGAAACGGAATTCTCCATCGGCTGGCGGAAGAGCAAAGCCGTCACCATCACCGACGAAAAGAAGCTGCCGGAAGCCTTCCTGATCGCACAGCCTCCGAAAGTTGACAAGACGGCCATCGGGAAAGCCTTGAAAGGCGGGGAAGACGTTCCGGGGGCTGAACTGATTGAAAATATGAACATCCAGATTAAATAAAGGGGATGACAACATGAAACACAGCGACGAGTTAAAGAACCTTGCAAAGGCACTAGCAAAATTCCAGGCCGATATCAAAGACCCGGCGAGAGACAAAGACAATCCATATTTTAAAAGTAAATACGTAGCATTGGACGGGCTTCTTGATGCGGTACGCCCGGTGCTGGCGGCAAATGGACTTTCTTTCATACAAAGCCCGGTATCAAACGGGCAGGATATGGGAGTAGCAACACTCCTGATGCACGACAGCGGTGAATGGATTGAAAGTGACCCGTTCATGCTACATGCAGTAAAAAATGATCCGCAAGCTGGCGGCTCAGCCATTACTTACGCAAGACGGTATTCATTGTCTGCCGTGTTGGGTGTAGCGTGGGACGATGATGATGACGCCAATATGGCCACAAAAGGCCATCAGAGCCGTTCTAACGTACAGAACGCCCCAGCTAAGGGTGATTGCACCAAAGCAGGACGACAGGCCGAAAAAAACGCGCCTAGCTCGTCTCAGACGCAAAAAAAGCCTACATCTGTTGATGACTATTACCAGCTTGTCATTGACTGGGCGAGAGCTAATGAGGCCGTCATGTTCATCGGGCCGTTGCTCAAAGAAAAATTCAGCAAGGGGCATTTCAAAGAATTGTCCCTTGCAGAGGCCAAGGCCTTCTACGAAAACGTCGGCAAATTAGTCGATGCGGCGAAGGTCAAAGACGACGCCGCGCTGATGGATGGAGTCGGCTGATGAAGTGGACGACGAAGGGCGTCCAAGTGCTGCGGGGTATCGGGCTACAAATCGTAGCCCCGGCCCCGAAGACGGAAGCCCTAAACGATCTGGACGCCGGGAAGGAATACGTCATCGAAATAAAGCCGGTTAGCAAGATAAAGCGGCGGTCGCTAAATGCCAATGCTTACTGCTGGGCATTGTGCCAGGCCATTGCCGAGCGGTTGAGCCGCGACGGGCAGTACATCTCGAAAGAAGAGGTGTATCGCGAATGCATCCAAGATTCCCAGCGGATGCAGCATTTACTTATACAGAGCAAAGCGGCACCGGCATTTAGACGAAGCTGGGAAAGAAACGGCATCGGCTTCCAAGTCGTCGAAATCGGCCCCAGCAAAGATCACGCCGGGTATGAATGGATTGGCCTTTATGCCGGGTCCTCTACGTACAGCGTCGCGGAAATGAGTCGTCTGCTTGATTGCCTCGTGGATGAGGCGCACCAGGTGGGGGCCGAGACAGAGCCGCCCGATTATGTACAAGCACTACTAGACGATTGGGGGAAGCAGGATGAAAAGAAATGCGCGGCACTGGCTGGCGGTCAAGAAAGCTGTCGCAGAACGTGATAATTCGCAATGCGTTCTGTGCGGATGCCCGGCAAACGACGTACACCATGTAATTTTCCGCAGCCACGGCGGACAGGATGACGTCAATAATTGCGTGTGCTTATGCCGGCAATGCCACGAACTGGCGCACGGCATGAACGCACGAAAGATAAGAGATAAGTTGCAAGGGATTTTAGCAGAAAGGAGTGCGAAATAATGGAACGTTATAAACTGGGCGATATAGACAATGAACGATTTTATTTGTTGCCGAAAAGCCTATTTTTAAACCCAGATTATACGGGCATGTCGATAACGGCAAAGGTGCTATACGCTCTCCTCCGGGATCGCATGAAGCTATCAGAGAGGAATCAATGGGCTGATGATAACGGAGAAATATTCCTGTTGTTTACGCAGGAAGAAATACAGAGCGTATTGCAAATATCGCACCCGACATGCGTAAAAGCCATGAAACAATTACAGGCATACGGGCTAATCGACGTAATCAGACAAGGCGTGCAAAGGCCAAACAAGGTTTACATCAGGAAGTTAAAAAACTTTACTTTACGTTGTAAAAAAAATTTACTTCATGATGTAAAAAAAATTAACGCTAATGAGACTGAGATGAATGAGACTGAGATGAATGAGACTGAAAAGAGAAAGAGGGCAGGTGAACCTGCCACCGCTCCAAAAGGTGGATTCAAGCCACCAACTTTGGAAGAAGTACAAGCGTATTGCCAAGCCAGGGGAAATAACATTGATCCTGAAAGCTTTTTGGATTTCTACGCAAGCAAGGGCTGGATGGTAGGGCGGAACAAGATGCGTGATTGGAAAGCCGCGGTCCGCACCTGGGAACGCCGCGACCGGGAACGTCCGGCAATGCGCTTGACGCCCCGCAACAGCAAGAAGGAAGCGATTGACGTCGTGAACCGCCTGATGGCGGAATACCAAGCCCAAGAAGGAGAGGAGAAAGATGACAATGACAACGGAGGAATCGACCCTGCGACAGATTGGTCTTTTGCAACTGGCGTACAAAAATGATCTCCCGGAGGAACGGCTGCGTTTCTACGTAGAGATGTTAAAAGACATCCCGCCGGCGGCCTTGTCGGCCGGGGTCAAGTACTGCATCAACCACTGCAATTTTTTACCTACCATTGCCGAAATTAGGAAGGCATCGGAAAAAGTGACTACGCTGGCAATGGGAACTAAGCCCATCGACAGTGCTACAGCCTGGGGCAAGGTCCAGAAGGCCATCGCCGCCGTCGGCTATACCGGCGTGCCGGACTTCGACGATCCGGTGACGCAGCGCGTCGTCGACCGGTTCGGCTGGAAAGAGATCTGCCAGACTCCGACCGATGACACTTCCATTCTGCGGGCCCAGTTCCGTAAAGCTTATGAATCGGAAGTAGCCCACGTCGAAGAAGTGAAAGAATTTGCCGCTTCCGGCATCCCGGTCCATCAGAAGTACCTGGCTGATGCCGGCCTGGCCGGCGTGAAAGAATTGACCAGCGAAGTAGCCGCCCGGCTGAAAATGCCGGAATGATGGCAGAAAAGGAGAGAGAAAGATGACAAAGACAAGATTATGCCGCCTATGCGGCCAGCCGCTCGAGCTCCGCGGATCCAGGACAGCCAGGCTGACACTCTGTGATGATTGCCGGGCACGGATCCTGTCCCGATATACATACCGGATCGAACACCACATCACGGGCAAGGAAACCTGCTGCCTGGTGTGCGGAAAGCCTATCCCGAAAGGATACAACGGCTATACGACCTGCTCCCGGGCGTGTAGGGCACTGCTGAACTCGGTCACAGCCAATTACCGGAAAGACAGGGCAGCGAACCAGCTCCGGCAGGATAAACAGGACCATCCAGAAGCATACCTTCCGCCAAAGCGGGTACTTAGCCCGCTTTGGCGGGCCGAACAGGAAGCCCGGGAACATGGCATTACCTACGGCCTGTACATGGCCCTGAAAGGAGGAATGGCCCATGACTTGTAACGTGATTTGGCTGCGGCAGGCCATGGCGGAATACCAGGACCGCTTGAACAACGTCCTCTGCGTGACGGCTGCGGAAATCCCGGCGCTGGAATGGCGCCGGGCCAATGGGCAATACATCCCTAAGGCCCAGTTCATGGCCTTCGACGGGACAAAATATATCGTTGTCGACAACCGGCAGGGGCAGTTTGAAAAAGAAACCAAGGAAACGCTGCATGACTGCCTGCATTGGTTTCTGGCGTAAGAAACCCGGAAAGGATAGAGAAAGATGGAAATTAAAATCGACATAATTGGCGATGAAAGCAAACTGACGACGTTTTTACATGGCCTTACGATAAATCATAGCCAGAAACAAGAAACGCCTGTTAAAACGGCAAATACGAAGAAAAAAGGCCGCCCGAAGAAAGTGGCGGCACCGGAACCGCAGGACGACATCCTGGACGATCCGGAAATGGCCGACATCGGAGAAAAGATTTTCGGGGACGGTGAATAGCATGTTCTATAAAAAGCACAGCAAAGAACGCGCACTGGTTGCCGGCGATGCCTCCGCAGAAGCCGTGGCGACGCTGCTGTTCATGGCCCTACATGATGAATTCCGGTTCGGCCAGGTCCGTCTGGAACAGATCGTCAAGATCTGGAATGAATTGCCAGACAATACAGCATACTGCGAATCGCAGATATCCCGCAGCGGATACAACCGGGGCCGGATGGAACGGGAATTCATCAAGAAGATGATGAAGATCATCGCGGCGGCCCAAATCGATAAGAAGGCACTTCGCGATTACATCCACGATTGCATGCTGGGAAGCGTAATTATCCTGCTATACATCTTGTGCCAGGACTTCGGCTTCACGGCCGACGACGTACACCGGCTGGAAAAGCGCATCTATAATTACGCGGATATCATGCTGGACCCCGATACGTACGGCGTGACCATCTGGCGCTTCATGGCCTGCATCCGCTATGAACTCAATATCAGGTGCGAAATCCTGAAAGAATTTGAAAAAGAATATGGCCGGATTGACCTGGGACCCAAATGGGGCGTCAACCTGATAACCGGGAAGCCGAGAAAGAAGAATGAGGCGATCGCATGAAAGGAGGCTATTTGAGTGATTGACATGAGTATGGACCGCGTCCGGGCCGTGATTGATAAAGCCTGCCGGGACGGGAAGAGCTACGCCACGATTGAAAAAAGCGGCGACGACACTGTCAATGCTGCCGTCGCGCAGCCCATCGACGGCATGGGCTATAAAGTAGCCATTAATCCACAAGAAATCCTTATCAGTTGGTAGGAGGAATGTAAATTGAACAACGTACAGCTTATGGGCAATCTGGCCCGCGACCCGAAAGTCAGCGTGACCCGTACGGGGAAGACCCTCGTTCGGATGACGGTGGCCTGCTCCGAAACCTACAAGGGAAAGGACGGCCAGGCGAAAGAAATGACGTCGTTCGTGCCGGTGACTTGCTGGCCTCCGTCGTCGGATCTAGCGCAGAACCTCTTGAAAGGCGACCGGGTGGTAGTGATGGGCCGCTTCACGACGAATTCTTACGAAAAGGACGGCACAAAGCACTATTACAGTGAAGTTACCGCAAATTACGTGGGGACCGTGCCGAAATCCGTCAAAGCAGCGGCTCCCGGCCAGTCCTTTGATGACATGGGGGCCGCCGCGGACGACGAAGAAATCCCGTTCTAGGAGACACTTATGGTTTATAAATTCACGATTGACGGGCGCCCCGTCACGAAGAAGAACAGCATGCAGAAGACGCGCCGCGGCCTCATCCAGTCGAAGCAGTACCGGGAATACGAAGAAGCGGCCCTCTGGCAGCTCCTGGATGAGAAACCGAAAGGCCTGGCCCCAATTGGCCGGGCCGTGAAGATGGAAGCGCTCTATTACATGCCGGACCGCAGAGGCTGGCCGGATCTCTTCGGTCTCCTCCAGGCGACGGCAGACATTTTAGAAAAGGCCGGCATCCTCGAAGACGACGGCTTCATCGCCACCGTCGGCAACAGCCGCATCGAGGACGTCAGCGACTGGCCGCGGGTCGAAGTTACGGTCACGGAACTGCCGCCGACGTTCGCGCTGAATGAGCTGCACCCGAAACTAAGAAAGAGGTGTATCAAATGACAAAACGAACGGTATGGCTGGGAATCATGATTTACTCGGCATTTTTTGGCTGGCCCTTACGGCGATACTCATCAAGATGCTGAGGTGATCCCATGGAAAACTGGTATAAGCCGGGTGAGGTCAAGGTGACGCGGGTCGAACCGGATCCGCGGCCGCCGAAGCCGAAAAAGACCTGGAAAGAATACAGTGACGTACTGGACTATGAGGCCAAGAACGTCGAGAAAATAAGGAGGCGGCTGAAACGTGAGAAAAGACCTGGAGACGCTCGGAAGCACGGAAGGACCTGGAAGACATCTTCGTCGCCGAAGCGACGGATGCAGCACTCAAGACCGCGGATGCCATGAACGACGACGAAAAGCGCCGTTACATTTGGGACTGGGTAGAGAGCCGCCCGTGGAATGAATGTGTTTTATTGGACATAATTATAAACAGGGAGTAAAAAAATGAAGAAAACAATGGAAGATATGGAACTCATTGAGTGCGCTAAGAAAGTAAGAGATTTTTGTAAGTCCCATCGAGATAATCCTAAAACCAACTACTGCGAATGTTGCCCGTTTTACTACAAGGGAGATTATTTTACGGGCTGTTTATTGACGGATAGCTGGGGAAACGAAGTGGATAGCCCTGAAGATTGGGTTTTAGATTGAGGTGGTGTGATGGTATTGAATAAAGCAATGTTAAGGCTTGTAACAGGAGAGGACGTATATTACGGTCTTTTCGATGGGTGGCTAGAAGCTGATACCATTATTATGGAAATCAAAGACAAACCTTTTATTACAGTCACCGACAAAAAAGATAGGAT